AGGATGAGAAAAGAAGAAAGTCTTTTTGTGCAAGATCAGAAGGCCAAATGAAACAGTTTCCTAAAGCAGCTAGGAACCCTAATTCTAGGCTAAGACAGGCTCGAAGACGTTGGAAGTGTTAGTTTATTTCAATATACTAAAAGTTATTTTTCCTAATTTATAGGGTGGAATATTTGTAATGGGTAAGTACCAAGACGAATTGAGACTTGACATACAGGAAAGTCAAAAGGCGCAAAGAGATGTAACCAGAAGAGCTTTAGAAGAGTTTGAGCGAACTGGTGGATTTAGTCGGCCTCCTGCATTACGAGATGTTCTTCCAGGGATTAAAGAAAATCCAACAGGCTTTCTTCCTCAAGGGCAAAGATCAAACATTGGGATGATGAATTACCAAGGGATGCCTGGGCAAATGTATGCAAATGCTCCTGATGTAGCACCTGGTACAAAATTCGGAACTGATTTATATCCACCCCCACCTCCTTATCAACCTCCAGTAGTTGTTACACCTCCACCAGATGACGATGATGGCCAAGAAGAACCTCTTGACGAACGATTAGTAATTATTAACCAACAGATGAAGGATCAAGGTCTTCCTGAATTTAAAACTATGCAAGAGTTTTATGATTACATTGCAGACATAAACGAAGGTGGCCCTGGTGGACCATATCCTAGTCAGGTTCCATTGTTTAATGAAGGTGGCTTGATGTCACTGCCTCAAGGGTTTATGGGTGGAGGAGATGCTGATGCTGGAAAGAGCGATCAAGAATCAAGAAGAGAAAGCGAAGACATAAATGAACAAATTGGCAGAGGTCTTTTTGGGGGCATAGGAAATTTATTTAAGAATATAGGTATAGGCAGAGCGGGAAGAATGCAGCGCAGATCTGATAGAAGAGCGATGCGTGAACAACGCAGAGGCGATAGGCAGATGCTCCGCATGGCTAATAGGTCGCATCAACCGATGGCTATGCCGTCCTCTGGCCAACCTCAACCGCCAAGTTCTGCTCCCGCACAACAAGAGCCAATTGGAAGAAAGCAACGCAGGGCTAATCGAAGACAAAAAATTAAAAATATATTTAATGTTTTCCCTGACGCAAAGCAGGAAATGCTTGATCAAATAATTCCAAATGAATCTAACAGCGAGTTAATTAGGCAAGCTAAAAGATACGCGCCATATTTTGGAAGCCCCTATCAATCTGGAGTTAGAGATTTAAGGTCTTTTATTAGAAGACAAAGATTTGGTGCTGGGCCAAGTGGACAACCAGGGACAATAAAAAGTGCAGGTCCGACCATAGATTTAGGTCGTTATGCTGATGGCGGGATTGCGCAGTTACCTGTAGAAATGAATTTGGGTGGCGTAATGCAAGGCATAGGTAAAGGTCTTGGCGCTCTTTCCGAAGGCATGAACGCAGGAAGTTCTTCTGGTTTTGATGATGTTAATGAAGAAGACATTGAAAACATGACAAGAGAAGAACTGATTGAATATATAAAATCCGGTAAAGCAAAGAAAACAGGAAGCAATTTTGGGGCTGATTTAAGAACCATTGGGGGTGGTATAAAAGATATTTTTGGAGGTGGTGCTGGAGCGCCGACTGCCGCAGCTGACGGTGGATTGATGTACCTTGCTCAAGGAGATATGGTTGAGGATTTTCCCAGAGTAAACGGGCCTATCTCTGGGCCAGGAACAGAAACATCTGATGACATTCCTGCTATGTTAAGTGATGGCGAGTTTGTCGTTAACGCAAAAGCGGTTAGAGGCATTGGCAAATTAAAAGGCGCTGACAAGAGCAGAGCTGAACAAAGGCGGGAAGGCGCAAAAATGATGTACGCATTGCAACGTGCTGGTGAACAGGCAATTAGGAGAGCGTAATGGGTATTTTTGATAGTGGAACTGAATATTATGACGCTAGTATGCCGTCAGTTTCCCCTCAGTTTGGGTCAACTTATTCTGACCCAGCTATGGAAATGGCTACACGCAACATTCTTGCAAGTTATTTTGGAACAGGACCAGATGATCCCGGCCTCATTGGCAGGCCAATACCCGTTCCTTTACAGCAAGTCGCAGGTCTTTCTCCTCAAGAGATTCAAGCAAGGAACTTAGCGCAAGGATTAGGTGGGTTTGGTCAACAACTAGCAGAGTCTCAAGATCTTTATCGTCAAGGGGCAAAAGCCTTTGATCCATCGACAGCGGGGTTGTTTGGAGATCCAAGAGCCAGAGCCTTGTATGAACAGAGTTTAGGTGCTTATGACCCAAGAACTGGCCAACAGTTCATGGATCAAGAAGGCAGGCAAATGATGCGTGGCGCTGCTGATGACATAAGAGGCGCACAAGCTGGTATTGGTCGAGAAGTAGCTGGCGCTCAACGTGACATGCAAAGATTTGGCGCTGGCGCAGGAAGAGAAGCTAGAAGAGGTCAAAGAGGAATGCTTGGCGCGGCCAGAGGAATATCAGGCCAGGTTGGTGGTGCGCAAGCTGGTGCTGGAGAAGCAACTCAAAGAGCGCGAGCGCAAACTTCTGCTGCTGGAAGAGATTTAAGAAGCGCAGGACAGATGGGAAGAAACACTGCCCTTCAAGGAATTGCAAGACTGAGGGGAACAGGAAGAGAATACGATCCTTCTTCTGCAAGCAAATACATGGACCCCTTTAACCAAAATGTTATCGAAGCACAACAAGCTGAGATCGCAAGACTGGGTGAGCAACAAAAGCGTGATGCAAGATCTCAACAAGTAACGGCTGGTGCATTTGGCGGTTCAAGAGGAGCTGTTCAAGAAGCAGAGATAGGTCGTAACGTATTACAACAACAAGCAAAAACTGGCGCTGAGTTAAGATCTCAAGGTTTTCAACAGGCACAACAGCAAGCACAACAAGCATTTGAGCAAGCACAGGGAAGAAGACAACAAGCCGCTCAATTAACAGGACAATTAGGACAAGCTGGCGCGCAGACTCGTATATCTGCTGCGGGTCAAGCTGGACAGTTAGGACTGAGCGCAGAGCAATTAGCTCAACGAGGCGCGCTCGAGGGAGGACAGCTTGGTCTATCTGGACAACAAGCTATGGGCGATCTTGCCCAACGAGCAGCACAAATGGGAATGTCTGCTCAAGAATTACAAGCCCAACTTGCTCAACAGCGCGGTATGATGGGCATGCAAGGACAACAAGGTATTGGCGCACTAGCTGGTCAAAGAGCAGGCATAGGCCAGAACATGGGTAGCCAGTACCTGCAAGCTCAACAGCTTGGTTCAAATGTATTTGGTGACCGAATGGGTCGTATGCAAGGCGCAGCACAAGGCATGGGAGCTCTTACTGGGCAACAGTTTGGTCAGGCTCTTGATGCGTTTGGTCAAAGTGGCTCCGCTGCTAGAGCAGGCGCAGCAGGTATAGCGGGACTAGGCCAGCAGGGTTACAACATGTTGACTGGCCAAATCAATACGCTTGGTGGGTTAGGCGCAACAGGAAGAGGCATACAGCAAGCAGGACTTGATGCTCAATACAGGGCTGCTACCCAAATGGCTGATGAGCCATTCATGAGATTGCAAAGAGGACAACAACTTCTTGGCGGGGCTGCTCCATTCATGCCTCAATACACAAGTGGTTTTGGTATTGGCCAACAAGCAATTGGAGCTAATCAAACTCCAAGTGATTTTGCAAAAGCAAGTCAGGTAGCCAGCACCGCAGCGAGTTTGTTCGCCCTCTCTGATGCCAGACTTAAAAAGAACATCAGAAAGATTGATGATGTAGAACCTGGTATTGGTTGGTATACATGGGATTGGAATGATAAGGCTGAAGAGATTGGCGTAACCAATCTACCGACTGAGGGTGTGATTGCGCAGGAAGTTAAAGAAGTTGATCCAAGCGCCGTCATGTTAGATGAAGATGGATACTATCGAGTAAATTACTCTAAGATTTATTACAAACGTGACGCAGTCTAAAAAAGAAAAGAAAGTAGGAAAGGTGATGAGAGAGTTCAAAAGTGGAACTCTCAAATCCGGTGGCTCTGGAAAGAAAGTAACCAATCCTAAACAAGCCATAGCCATAGCTCTATCAGAAGCTAACGCGATGAACCAAGGAGGCATGATGCAGAATCCAGTTATGCAAAGACCAATGTTCCAAACCCCTATGCAAAGACAAGGGCTTGGAATCATGGCTGGTGTTGCTCCCGTTCAAGGATACGAAGAAGGTGGTGAAGTAGAAGATGAATTAACATTCATGGACTATGCAAGAGTTGCTCCTGGTGTATTAGATGAAATGATCGTTGGCGAAGACGATACAATGAGCGACTTCTTTAGCCTTGAAAAAACACCTGAAGGTCAAGGCTTAAACCTAAGAGACTTAACTGATTTCTTTATTGTTGATCCAGATGATCCAACTGATGTGGCTATAGGAACTGCAACAGCAGGACTCATGGCTACAGGTGTAGGCGCTCCTGGTGCAATAGCAGCTAGGTTAGCAAGGATGGGTTTTAAAAGTAAAAAGGTTGCTGAAAAAGTTGAAAAAGCCATACGTTTAGGCGCTGGAGAAACCAGAGGTAAGACTTTTGGTAGGGGTCAGACTGCAAGGCTTCTTACAGAAGTGCCAGATTTAATGGCAGGTGAAGAAGAAGAGATGATCGCAACAGGCGGCATAGGGCCGCTTATGATTGAAGAGTCTGACGAGTCAGAGAAAAATTACAATGTTGGTGTAAATGAAGGCGGCGTTTCTTTTAGAGAATCTTTTGCGTATCACAAAGCAAAAGGCGATGAAGTATTTACCTGGAATGGTGAGTTATACACAACAGATGTTGATGATGAACCTGTTGAGATGAATAAAGGCGGCTTTACAGGATTGTTGGGTAAATTAAAAGACAAAACAAAAAAGATGCTTAAGCGAAAGCCAAAAGAAGAAGAAGAACAAATGGAATTGTTTGACGATCTTCCAGCCGATCTTCCAGTTGACTCGCCATCAAGAACTAGAAGGGCAATTGATTTTGCAAAGAGAAGACCATTAGTAACAGGTGCTGGAGGAGTCGGTGGAATTGCATTATTACTGGATCAACTATTTGATGATGATGAAGAGGCAGCAGAGGATGCATTAGATCAGCTCGGTGATACTCTTGATAAGCAAGAAGCCACTGCCCAAGGTGCTGGGTTTACTTTGAATCAAATGCCAAATTTACCCGCAGTTGTTGTGCCAGAAGCTCCCGAAGAAGAAGAGGATGTTGAGGTCGAAGAAGAAAGAAAGAAAGTTCTTTCAGGGTTTAGACCTTTTGGGGGGAAAGTAGCAAGAGCATTGCTTGGAGAAGATGAAGCCTTTGGCGGTGATCGAGGAGCTATTGATTTCATTAGAAAACCTGAAGAAGGTAGTTTCCTTCAAAACGCCATAACCAAACTCCAAGATCCTAGAACTAGGTATGCCATAGCTAAAGCCAATCAACCGTCTGAAGGATTCACTCCTAGGAATGCGTTAAGCGATATGGTTATAGGCGCTCAAGAATACGATATTCTTCAGAAACAAAAAGATGATGAAACCGCACTAGAGCAAAACATAGAAGCCTTGCAGGAGTTAATGCCTGAAGCAACTACTGATGAAATTCTTAATTTATTGTTGAGTAAAGATACAGATTCAGAACTAAGCGAAAGAATTCAAACAGAAACATTATCTTTGTTTTCTGATCTGCAAGATAATCCTAAATATGTAAACCTTGATGAAAATCAAAAAATGGCTTTAGCAAGAGCATCAGTTCTTAAAGGTATGGGGCTTGGTGATATAGATTTGACTAAAGTGGTTAGCCCGCAGAGTGGTGAGCAAATAGTTTTAGAGCCTGAATGATAAGCGTTAAGTTACCTGATGGGAGAGTGGTTTCTGTTAACACAGACGATTCTGATGTAGCCAGAAGAACCGCTCGAAAATATCTTGATAACAATCCATTTGTACCGAGAGGCGCAGAACTAGGCGAAGAAGATATCTCTGCGGTAGGAGATATTGTAAGAGGCGTTGGCGCTGGATTGGTTGGTGCTGTTGAAGGCATATCCACCTTACCTGTTGAAGCATACGAAGCCATCTCTGGATCTGATGAAGGAAGTTCAGAAGAGTTAAGAAAGTTTTTTGCCAAGTACAAACCTGAAACCTCAACGGGTTTGGGAGAAGCCGCTAAGTTTATTACCCAGTTTGCAGTGCCTGGTGGACTAGCAGCTAAAGCAGCTAAAGGATTACAGATGGCCAAGGCTGGCCAGGTCGGCGCATTTGCTGCTGCTGATGTTGCCGCTACCACCCCAGATGTAGAAACCCTTGGTGACTTCTTTGATGTTGGTCCTACAAGAAGAATAGAAACAGAAGATCTTGCAGGCGCAGAGCTCGCATCAGCTACTCTTGCAAACAGACTTAAAGTCGCGGCAGAAGGAGCCTCTATTGTTCTTGGTGTCCCTGCGATTGCAAGGTTAGGCATGGCTGGTCTTGGCAAGGGAGTAGATGCGCTTGGAAAAACAGACATGGTCAAAGCTGCCGCTCAAGCAATCAAAGATCCAAACACTCCGTTCTATAATGTGGGTGTTAAACCAGACCTGGAAAACCCTGCTTTCTTTGCTAGAAACTTTGACAAGCTTCGTAAACAAGCTAGAAAGTATTTAACTGTTCAGGGTGAAATGCCAGATCGTTTTTCAGCACAGTTGAATCAATTAAAAGTTGCTGAGGTTTCTGCTCACAACAACAAAGTAAGACAAGCTGTAAACGAACTTGATGATGCAATGTCATTCGTTAATAAAAATGGTGGCATCTTTAACAATCAGGATCAAAGCAGAATATTAAACACAGTAAATGATTATCTATTTGCAGAAGACATTACTAGGGGGCCAAAGCCAGTTAGTAGAGAGACAGTTAAAACAAGAGCTGAAAATGAACTGAAAGAAATTGATGACATCATTGGTAAGAACATGCCAAAAAGTTTGTTTGGTAAAAGAGATTTAAGTTTATTTAATTCTGCAACAAAGATTAGAGAAGAAATTGATAAGTTAAGTTCATCAGTTAAAGAAATGATTGATGATCCCTTAATCGCTAGTGAAACAAAAAAAACATTAAGTGACACTATTGGTAATAATGAAACTTATTATGGCATTCGATTGTATCGAGCATTTAAAGATACAAACTATCAGCCCACTGCTGCTCAAACAGATAAAGCTGTTGAAGAGTTAGTTCGTTCTACTCAAGGGTTGCCTCCAGAAAAAGTATTGGATGCAACTAAAGCGAAAGCCATTTTAAATGACATGCTTCAGGGCAGATTCACTAATGCAAACATGACCCCAAATGGTGTAGTTGATAAAGACACACTAACTGGTATAGCGCAAGGACCACTCAAAGGAAGAAGGCTTGATGATCTTCCTGCTATCAGAGACTTTCTTGGCGAGTACACTGGAGCAAAAGATGTTATTGGTAGAGTAAGGCCAGAGATTATAAGAAGCAGAGATTTAGCAGAACAACAAGTTGGTTTAAAAACAAGGATGGTCGAAACAGTTGATGTCCTTTCTAAACAAATAGCAAAGAGTAGTTACTTTAAGAACTTAGTCGATTACAACGATGAACTCGCTCGACAGGGTAAGAATAGGTTTTTATTTGATGAACTCCCAGAAGGCGCAGAGATGGGTCAATACTCAAGGATTGGCGCAGATGGGCTTAGTCCATTAGATGAGGTAAGTGTTCAGGCAAAAGAAAGGTTTGGCCCATTAGCTGGCAAGTATGTAAAGAACGAATACAAAGCGGCGTTTGAAGACACTCCAAAGTACTTTAATCTGGCTGATACGTTTCCTTTGTATGCTACTTTCCTGGGCGTTAAAGGTATGTCTCAGATAGCTAAAACTGTTTTTAGCCCAGTCACACAAATAAGAAACGGAACAACAGCTGGGTTCTTTGCTTTATCTAATGGCAACGTGGGTAACGTGGATTCATTAGTTGATTCAGTTGCTACTATATTTACAAACATAGCCAACAAGCGCGCTGGTTTTGGTAAAGGCAAAGCAACTAAAGATGATCTTGATAAATATTACAATGAGTTAATTGATCTGGGAGTTATAAACACAAACTCAAAGATTGGTGAATTTGAATCACTCTTAGATGATGCGGTTGGCGCGACTCAATACATGCCACAAGTTGCTAGAAAAGGATTTAACTACGCTAGGAATGTGCAAAACACATTAGCGGGTAAGTTATATCAAGGCTCTGATGATGTCTGGAAAACATACAGTTATGAGATGGAGCTTGGTAAATTAAAAAATGCATTTGATGCTAATCCAAATGCATCAATCGCTGTGTCTGATCCCAGAAACTTTAATGAGTTTGGCCCAGTTATTAAAAGAACAGACTCGCAAGGAAATTTAATTCCAGACGATGTTCTTGAAACCGCATTGAAAAGAGAAGCCGCTGAAATTGTAAAAGACACCGTGCCAAACTATGCAAGAGTTCCAGAGGCGATTAAAAGATTAAGACAGTTACCTTTTGGTAACTTCGTTGCTTTCCCCGCAGAAATAATAAGAACCAGTGGCAACATAATGAATAGAGCGGTCAAGGAGTTGGCCAGTGAATCTCCTGAAATACGATCAATAGGAATGAAACGATTGGTTGGTTCTCTTTCAGTTAACGCTGCAATACCAGCCACTCTTTACACTGGAGGTTTGTTATTGTCAGGCGCTACTGATGATCAAGTTCAAGCCTATAAGAGATCCGCTGCTTATGAGTGGGACAGAAACTCTACGCTAATACCAATAGCCACCGACAAAGATGGAAAGATTACAGACTTATATAATTTTTCTTACACCAATCCATATGACTATCTAGCAAGACCATTCAAGGCTGTATATAACGCTGTGGAAAATGGTATTACCAGTGAAAAAGAATTAAGTGAGATTGCTTTTGACGCAAGCTTTGGAGAGAGCGGAGCGTTTTATGAATACTTTGCTCCCTTTATGGATGAGTCAATCATCACAGAAAAGATGTTTGATATTGCAAGAAACAAAACAAGTTTCGGCGCTGACATATGGCTTGAAACAGATCCTTTAGGATTGAAGATGGCTAAATCTTTTGCGCATCTTTCAGATGGCATAATGCCTGGCATAAGCCCTGTTGATATAAAAGGCGATGTTTCCTCCTCAATTGGATATTTGGATTTAACTGCTAGAGGGTTTCCAAAAGCAATTGGTTCTGTACTAGGTGTTAACCCAGAACAAACAGTTGATAGGCAGGGATATCAAATTGACCCAGCACAAGAGTTTGCTGAAGCTTTAACTGGGGTCAAGAGTCTTAAGCCAAGACTGGACAGGGTTTTGTATTACCGAGGTCTTGAAGCGGCAAGAGAAGTACGAGATGCCGCAAGAATATTTAACCAAGTAGCCAAGACCAGGGGCAGCAAAAGCTCAGAAGATATTACCCAAGCATATATCACTGCAAACGAACAACGATTCAAGGCGCTTCGTAATTTAAATATGGCAGTTGAAGATGCTAAAACTCTTGGCTTAACAACTTCTGAAATTTATAAACCTTTAAAAGAAGCGAAGACTCCAAACCTGAATTACTTACTTGCGGGTCGGTTCAATGCATTCTTCCCAAGCTCAGAAACCATGGCGTTTGCATATCGCAGTGATGAAGACAAGCTTGCGAATCCATTCAACATGAGTGATATAGGTGCTGCTTACTCAGAATTTCAGGGCAAGAGATTCCGACCTGAAGCAGCGGCAGAGCAACAAGCTCAACCTGCCCAACCTCCTCAGCCAGTTCAGACTCCAACTGAGATCACTCCTCCAGAACCAACTCAACAACAACAACCTCAATCTTTATTCGGAACTGGCACACAAGCACTAAGAGACTTAGAATTAAGAAAACTCTTAGGCGTACAGTAATTGATCCCGAAACGGGCCAAGAAAAAGAAAAGCAAATACTTTGCGGTCAAGACTGAATACGATGGGATCATGTTTGATTCCAAGCTTGAGGCTGCTCGATACAAGGTACTGAAAGAACGCCAGGATAAAAACGAGATAACAGACCTTGAGGTTCAGATAGATTTCCCTTGCAAGATCACAGTAGAAGGAAAAGAGAAACACATCTGCAAGTATGTGGCTGACTTCAGATACAAAGATTACTATGGTGACTGGGTCATCGAGGATACCAAGGGGGTGATCACACAGGTGTTTAGCCTCAAGAAAAAACTCGTTGAGGCGCTATACCCTGGTATAAAAATCAATATCGTCAAAGACCCAAGGGTTTAGAAAGCATCTTTCGTTTCATCAAGATGATCCACTGTACTTCCAGGGAACTCTGACTTCACATCTCCTGCCATCTTCATCATCTTCAGATCGAACTGACACTTCGATAACTCTCTGAGCTCTGCGCTACTGTAGTAATGACCAGGTTCTCTGGCAGAGGGTATCGCGTTATAGAACTTAGTGAACCCTGCTTCATACGCTATCTTGGTATCGTCACTCTCTTCAGGTAGGTGAGTGGCAGTAATGATTAGCTTAGGATTCCACAAATGGTTCTCACAACTAGCCCTCTGTGCCTCCAGATCTATGGCTTTATTGGTGCGCTTGCATATCCATGTAGCCCCATTGCTGGTAGTCAGTGGCTTTGAGAACGCACAGTTCCTGCAATTAACAGACTGGGGGAACCTTTTGCGCTGATATATGTCAATATACGCCTTAGACTGCCCCTTAAGCCGCCAGTCCTTCTCTGACATTCTCCCTTGGTAGGGAGGCTCTTCACTAGTAATGATCCTCTCAGCGCGTTCTAGAGCCTTCTCCCAGACCTCTGGGTTATAGTCTATTATTTGTGAGTAGATCTGACTGTTATTCTTATTGACCACAATCACCATGCATTTGGTCAGACCAAATACGCCCATGTACCCATGGATCTGCCAGCGGTATGTCTCGCTCCAGAGTTCGTAGTCACCCAGCTTATCCAGTTCTTTCCAGCGTTTGTCGTTTGCACTTTTGATTTCAAGAAGAATGACTTCCTCCTGGTCTGGTTCAGGCAATACCCCACGCAGCCATCCGTCACATGATCCTGCGAAGTGTCCTCCTAGGGTTGACGCTCTGATCTGATTACCATCCTTGCTGTGAGAGGCAATTGAAACGCCAGTCGCTTCCTTGCTGTCTCTTATGTTCTCAACCACCTGGTCCTCGATGCGGTTACCCAGATCAAACAATCTAAGCATCCGACCATCAAAGTCATTAGGTAAGCACCAGTGGAAGTTCATCCACTGCTTATGTTCATCATCGTCACCGATAACACTGAAACCAAGGTGGCCCCTATGCCCCTCGTTGTTAGAGGCAATCCACTCATCAACCTTTTCAATAATAGACGCTGACAACATTCCAATACCTTCCTTCTTTTCTTACTGTGATTCTTTTTATGTGATTGAAGCATCCCTCATCATTAATGAGCTCTACCCCTTGATCAATTGTGTATGGAATGCGAGTTCCATTGAGCGCGCATGCTTTCCATTTCTTTTTAGCCAGTATCCCAGCGGGTCCGTTCATGCCTATCATGAATGGCATTGACTGAGGCCAGAACTCATCGACCAGCTTAAACTCAACATTGAGATATTCGTTACCATTCTTAGACTTCTTCTTCTCAGCCCGTGCAAACTGAACATCTTTTACCTTCTCGACTTCTTTGATATCCAAGTCTGTTTCATCAGATAGCACACTGCCCTCGGCAGCAACACGATCCTTAGATATCTCTGGCTCTTTGCGCTCAGGAGGAGCCGCGCCTTTAGGTTTATCAGCGCCACACTCAATGCATTTCTTATCAACCCAGTCGTTAACAGCTAGGCAAAGATGCCCTGCTGATGTGACCGAATCACATATCCATATCTTTGGCTCTTCATCGTCTGGCTTGGTGTTGGGCCTAGCTCTGTCGATACAGCCGTGCCTGTTCATGTTCTCACCGTAATCAAGGAGCAGGCAGTCCTGCTTGTCGCCCCATGTACGCATGCCCCTGCCACAGATCTGAACATACAGACCGAGTGATTTAGTTGGCCTGAGTAGCGCAATGCAATCAGTCCTGGGCGCATCCCATCCTTCAGTGAGTACCGCTACGTTACACAACGCATTGATCGCACCGTTATCAAACTTCTCCAGAATCTCTGCGCGTTCATCACCAGGTGTGTTAGCTGTAACAACAGCTGCCTCGATGCCAGCGTTCTGTAGCAACATGCACATCTTGTTGGCATGAGCGACAGTGACACAGAAGAACACAGTGCTTAATCGACCTTTGCTGTACGCTTTATCGATCCAGTCAGCAATGATCGCCAACATGGTCTGATCTTCCATGGCCAGCTTCTCAAGGTCAGACTCGCGGTAATCGCCGCCTTTAAACTTCACCCTCGCAGTTGACGCATCGATCACTGCCTTGTCATCCACCTTGAATGCAGACAATCGACAGAGATAACCGTCCTTGATCAACTGAGGTATGCCTATCTGATAGGAGACACCGCCAAAGAACTCATCTCCAAGACCGTATATGAAACCCTGACCCATACGGTAAGGGGTTGCAGTCACACCAAATATCTTGGGTGCATAATGCTGAGTGGTATTGAAGTTGTTGAATATCTTTTGATAACGGCTGGCCTTCTCAAGCCCAACATGGTGAGCCTCATCCACAATGATGTAGTCGAACTCGCCTGCATTTTCCAGTCTCTTGGGTGTTGCCAGCGTGTCTCTGCTTGCAATCACCACAGGGGAAGAGGCATCAAACTCTTTCAGTCCAGCAGCGAGTATGCCGTATGGCGCACATGGCCAGACAGACAACAACTTATCCTTCGCCTGGCTGACTAGCTCCTGCCGATGAGCCAGGATGAGAACCCTGCAATCGGGATCTCTATCAAACAGCTGCTTGATGATTGTTGTAAAGACAACTGTCTTACCACTGCCAGTAGGCAGCACAATCAACGGATGAGTCTGTTGCGTGTCCAGCCAATTGAGCGTTTCATCAATGGCTTCTTGTTGATAATACCTTAACTTCATTTAACCTGTAATTCCTGTGAAGACCTTCAGAAGTTTTGCTCCAGTATTCTCTTGGCCATTCCTTTAGATCGTTCTTGCCAAGTATCTTGTTTACTGCGCGCTTCCTTCGGTGTAAATGTAATGATCTTTCTAGTGACATATGATCTCCTCTTGTGTTTCTGGAGAGAGCATATTTTTCTTCGCGTATTCAATGAACGCCTCCAGTGCGGCTATGTCAGTGAACTCAAGGTGGTAAGCCAGCGCAAAAGATAAGCAAGCCTCCATGAAAATATCAGGATCAACTCCATCATCCATTGCATTTGCAAACAACTCCCTGAGAGCATCTAAAGCCTCGATGTGCGCTTCACTTTTAACTTGAATCTCTACCATCTTTTCTCTCCAATCGTTGGACTTCAGCTATTGCATAAAACAATATCTTCTTCGCATCACGCAGCTGGTCACTGTGAGATGCTTGTCCATATCTATAACATGCCCTGAATATTTCACCAATCTGCGCATTCATATCCTTATGTGATATCAAATGCTGTAACTCCTTGGCGTACCCAGGAAGCTCGTAGTACGAAGCAGTGCTTCCGTCTGACTTAACTTTCTGTTGTTCACTCATCTCGATCCACCCTTGTTGCAACTGCCCCTAATACTTGGGCAGAGGCAGGTATGTGCTTTTGAATGTCAGCGAAAGGAATGTTTTCTATCTTGGCTATTTCAACTTTGCCATCGATCCTGTACTCAACTTCCATATCAAACTTTGCTGGTTCCATTAGTTAGCTCCCAAGATGTAGGTGCATGAACTTCTTTCTGTCAAGCAGCCCAATATCAAAGTCAACTTCTTCAAGCCTTTCGATAAATTCGCCCCAGTAACCACATCGATTGAGCAGTTCAACAGCGGCTTCCTTCACTGAATCAATATCAACCAGGCCGTCCTTGATAATCGCCTTATGGGTAGAAACGTAATACACATGTTCCATCCTCTTCCACGGTCCGACTCTGCCATCAGATGAAGTAGATTCAACTTCTTCGTAGTGATCCAGAATCAAACCATACTCACCGTCTTCAAAGTCACCAATCGCTTGGTAATTAATTGTTTTGTCTTCGCTCTCGTATACATGACCCACGTTGTTATCATCAAGAGACCACCAAATGTCATCAGCTACATAAGCTTGTTTCCCTGTTAGGATTGGTTCTCCTCCAAGTTGTATGTTTATTTCTTTCATCAATCATTCTCCTTCTGTTATGTCTTTCAAATCGACATGAATTAATTTGTCTTGGTCATCGAAGCCCTTAACCGCCTCTGCCATTATGCTGGTGGTTTTGTCTTCTGCTTCGGTATCACTAGATACTTCAATCTCAATGTAGGCAGTGAGCCTGTACCGCATGCGTTCAGGAGGATTAACTACCCTATCCAAACGCACGCAGTCCTCTTCACTGATAGTTGACTTGAGGTTCTCTATCGACATACCCATGGCATCGATGCTGTATTTTTTAGCGAACTCCTCCAAGAGCTCAAAGAATGTTGGAGACCCAACCATCAATAGGTATAAATTGTTTTAGTGAAGGAGGTGACCACGTTTATGCAGTAATCAGCGTGATCCTTGAACGCAGTCTCAAGAGCCGCAACCAATGGATCAAGCATCTCAGCTTTTTGAGTAAGACTCATTTGCTCATGTGTTTCATAATCGACTGAGATCGGTATCCTGGTTAAAAGCCTGCGCTTAGAGCTAGTTGTTTCCTCACAGTAAATGTCTATGCCCATGTCCCTGTTTTCATGGAAGAACATAAGACTTGGATCACACAAACGGTAGATCGTACCTTCATCAAGCTCTTCCAGCTTTTCCTTTGGAACTAACTGCTCCAAGCTGTGAATCCTCTGTTCAAGCTTTTGCTTTTCTTTAACTAGGTCGTTTCGGATTTCTATGAACCTATCAACCTGGCCTTCAGAAACTCTTAAAGTCCCTTCGAGTTCCTTTACTTTATCCGCAAGTTCTTGTTTCTTAATCATCAAATACCCCTTGTTAGTATGTGCTTTGGTGAAGGCCCGTTTCCAACCACAAGTGGGCCAAGCTTGTTCCGAAGGGTGAGCTACCCTTTGGTTGTATTACTCCGTTATGACCACTCTTGCTTTTGCAGACTTGCTGCTGGTTGAGCGGGTGCTTGCTGGTTTACATCCCCAGTCGAAGCGGCTGGTTGAGTTGGCGGTGTGGACTCATGATCAGGCGGGAAGTACCCATTGATCTTGTTGTTCACATAACCGTTGTACTCTTCCTGATTCAGCTTGGCTTGGAACTGTCTGCCCATAGCGTTACCGATCATATCCTTTGTAATTTCAGGATTAGGATCGATACCCACAGCACGCATCCACTTCTTTAACTTGCTGTATGCAATCTGATTTCCAACAACAAAGTAGTCATTCAAAGATCTCCTACTCGCATGAGCAGCATCAACGAATGAAAACGTGACGGTCAGCATGTCAGCACCAGAACTCTTAGAGGGAGTGCTGTCATCAATCTCAGTCGCCTTCATAAGGTAGTGTCCCTCTGGCAACGGCTCCGAACCTACGTTGTCAGGTATGTCACTGACATCAATTTTATTATCAAAAAAGCCCATGTTTTCTCCTTATGCAGCTTCTGTTTCAGTGGACGGCGCTGGGTTCAACGCCTTCTTATACGCCGTAATGAAGTCATTCCAGGACAACGGGAGTTGTTCCGGTATAGCAAGGCGTGACTTGGCTTCAAAGCCCATGGAATATCGGGTATATAAAAACCGATTGCCAGAACTCCTAGCCGTGCCGTCTGAATTCAAGGTCTTGTCGTAGTCTGCAAATAGATTGAAGTCCACCCAGTCCTTGATCAAGGCATTAACCTTCTTGTTGTTGCGCATCTGATATGCCCGATACTCCCCAACAGTCGGATCATTCACGACCTTGTCGCCAACATGCGACAAAAGAATGACATTCATTTTTCGATCAGTGTGACAGTAGTTCAATCCTTGGAGTAAATGCCTCCAAGCATTCTCTTCTGCAACATAGAAAGCACCGTATGCTGCCTTCGGATCGTTTGCGCTCTTCCAGTTGTTCTCTTTAATAACAAACTCTTCAGCAAGTTTCGCTGCTGCATCTGTTGTATCAAGCACAACTGTCTTGAACTGGTGGTCTTCGTTCATCAACTCCGCAATCTGAGCTCTGATCTCTTCCCATGTATTTGCTACAGGGAATCGAGCAGCGTTCTTGATGAAACCCAAACCGTCTTCAGCTTGAATGAAGATAGAACCATCTGCATCCGAACCGAAGGTTGACTTACCGATGCCATCGATGCCTTGAATGTTGATGCGTACAGGTGGGTATTCACCTTCCGCTACAACAAAGGTATCAGGCATAGTAGTCACTTGATTGAGTAAGCTCATTCAGCCTCCTTTAGTTTTTCCTGATTGATTTCTTTGATCTTATGATCACCTAGCTTGATTGAGTGTGCGCTGTGCAATGCCTCGACCATGGGGTCACCTGGGTTACTCATGGCAAAGGCTTGGAACGCACGGTAATCAACTTTGTAGGTAGTGTTTTCAGTTACAAAGTCAGGCCAGTGATCTTGTGGTGTATCAGATAAAACCTGTGCAAGGCGCTCTTGATTCCAAACATGATCCCGTTTGCTCTCAATCGTTATACCCTGGTGAGTTTTCTGTCCACCCTCGTTGCTTAGGAGAAGCTTGAGGTTTGATATCTCTTGTGTATCAAGAAGCTGTTGTTCAACTTTCTTAATGTGTTGAGCTATTTCCTTTTGCTTTTGCTTCGCGCCGATATACTGATATGCCAAACACTTAACATCTGTCATTACCATTCCTTCTTTAACTATCTATACTCTCTACAGAGCGAACTTTATTACATACAAAGTAAAACACAAGTACTTTTTTAAATAATTTGAAAAAAAGTTTAAACAGGTATAAAGTCCATCAAACCGACATAGGAGTCCGTATGGAAGTTCAGATAGAAAAGAACGCACCGTTGCCCGACAGAAGAAAAGGTTGGGGTAAGTGGCAGAAGTTAATAGAAGAGATGGATGTGGGTGATGCTGCAATCCTAGAAGATGATGAGAACCTGACTGCCTATCATGGATTAAGAAGAGCAGCGAAGAACATGGGATTCACAGTCTCAATGCGCACGCTCGATGATGGGAAGATCAAGGTGTGGAAGCAGGAAGCAATAGAAGATATCGAGTGATGCCTTTCTTTCTGGATAAACCTTCTGGGGAAATGGCTCCAGAGGCTAAGGAAGAACTGCTCCTTGACATGTGGGATTACGGGATGCACATCATTCCGTGTGGATCACCGACAGAAGTAGTACCTAAATATTTTTCTGATCGCAATCCGTTCACTGCTGAAGATGAGCTACGCCGCAAGTGGAGCAAGACTCCAAGAGGTGTACGCTGGCAGTCGTATCAAAAGACTCAGCCATCGAGGGAGGAGATCTCCCACTGGCACAACCAGTATCCTCAAGCGAACTGGGCAGCAATCACAGGGATCAACTTTGTTGTAGTCGATTCAGACAGTGAGGAAGGAACACGATGGATCAAAGCGGGTGGCATCAGCCGTACCCCCATGATGCAGAAGTCACCAAGCGGTGGCTGTCACTTCTTCTATAGCGTCCCACCCCATCGATCAGTACGCAACAGTGTCGGCAAGAACAAGATCGATGTGCGCGGAGAAGGCGGCTACATCATGTTTGTGCCTTCGTTCAACTACGAGATCGAATACGATGACAGCTTTGTCATGACTAACTTCGATGAGCTACCCATGCTCACAGAAGAAGATGTCCAGAAGATCTACGA